TTTCTGGCCTCCCCATCACAGCTGAACTCAACTCCTTGTTGAATATAGTTTACCAAATGATCTGTTTCAAAGGCTTGACTGGCCGCCCCATCTCCACGATGCGCGAACTAGTCGAGTCTGCCTACTATGGCGATGACCTTCTTCACGCTGTAGACGACTCTGTTGCCGATCAATTCAATGCCCTTACCATCCAAAAGTATTGTGAGGAATTTTTGTCTATGAAAGTCACTCCCGCCGCTGACAAGAGCGGTGCTATGCCGAGATTCGTCTCAATTCTAGAGTGCTCCTTTCTTAAGAGAAAATTCGCCCCAAGAGAAGGTCGCGTCGATGCCCCCCTCAACCTCGATGCGATGTACACTTCCCTCCAATATTACGTCCCTGTTTCTCATATGACCCAGCGCGAACTTTTGGCCTCCAAATTTCGCTCTTTCATCACTGAACTCACACACTACCCTGAAGAAATCTATGTTCACTGGACTGCAATTCTATCCAAATTGAAGGCTGATTTCAAAATTGATACCATTATTTTTGATTATCCAGCTGCGCTGTCCCGCAGAATTATGGATCCTCCTTCGGAGTAGATTCCAATACGGTTGTATGTTCCGCCAGTGCGTTTAGGCTCTGGGTGTGTTCTCCACCCAACCTTGATAAAATACATACTAAAGTCGTCCGATGTTTTTCCGGCGACAGTGTCCTTTGGCCCCCAGGTGTGATTAGCCTTAAAGCCGAGAGAATAAATGAATCTCCAAACAATTAGCCACCACAATTACCGTCCTTAGTGCGATGCTCTCCGTTGCTCAGGCTTATGAAGCAGTAAGAAATTACTTGCGTCAGGAACCCGACAAAGAAGAGATTCACCCTAACTCGGCTGCTGTAGCAGTTGATGCCCCTACTCAAGATGAACTTGCCCGAGATTTAGTTCGTCAAGAAGCCAACCTCACCCTCCAACAAGACAATCTCACCACACAGCAAGATACTGTTGTTCCTGATGAAGTTGCTCTGGCTCCACTCGAGAAGACCTTTCATTGGTCACAGCCCACCTTTGACCAAGTTGTTTCTCGTTGGTACCGGATCTACAATCCATCATGGTCCTACGTTTCCACCCAGGATACTTCCATTCTCGCTGTTGACGTTTCTAAAGCTCTTTTCAATATTCAGACCCTTTTTGATAGAGTTAAACGATTCCGTTATTGGCGAGGTGGAGTTAAAATCCGTCTTGCAGTGAATTCCACCCCATTTCACTATGGCTCCCTCTTTTGTGCCGTCGTCCCCAATTACGGTGCGACTGAACAGGTTGCCAATCCCATGCCCTCCCTCGTTTGGGCCCTCTCTGGTCAGAAGGCTTCAGGCTGGTTGTCCGCTAACACCGGAAAGCCACTTGAGCTTTCAGTCCTGTTCCAGTTGCCAAATGAGTATGCCAACATTACCCAACAGTCGGACCTTGTCCCTTTCTGGTTGATGGTTAATGTAATGAACCCCTTGCGCGTTTCTGGCAGTAGCGCGTCCCCCGTCCTCAATCTCACTGTCTTTGCTCAGTTTACCGATTTTGAAGTTTTTGCACCTTCTGAGATTACTGCAAACTCTTCCTCCAAGAAGATCGTCAAAGCTGACAAGGAACAAAACAATGCCGTTAAGCAAGGTACTATGGGTAAAGTAGCTGGCGCTGTCTC